ATGCAATTCCGCGAACGGCGCCGCGTGATCCAGGTGATCCGCACCGTCTATGATCCGGAGTTGAAGCGCGGGCGGTCGGAATTGGTCGGGAAGATCGACAAGGCCGCGCCCGCGGTCACCGACAAGCTTCAGAAAAGCTGCACGCCGGAGGAGCTGTCGGAGATCCTCACCTATCTGGACGAGCGCCACAACCGCCTGCGCAGCGAGGCGGTGCGCGCCGGGGCGGAAACCCTGCCGGCCCAGATGCGCGCGGCGGCGGAGTATTTCCGCACCCACCGCGACGGCGACGCGCGGGCCTTCGCCACGGACATCCGCCTGGCGTGGGAGGAGTTGAAGACGGCCCTGCGCGACGCCGGCTTTTCAAAGGGCAAGGTGCTGAAGAAGGCCGCCGAGCGGGCGGACACGCCGGCACCCTCCGAGGCTTTGGCCGCGGAGGACGCGGCTGGGCCGGCTGCGTCGGCGTCGACTCCCGCGGCGCCGGTTCGCAAGCCGCGCGCAAGAAAGGCGCGGACCGCGCCCGCCGCCATGGAGGGCACCGTGGACGGGGCGACCTTGGATACCGGCGGGACCGGCAGCCCTCCGGCGGCCTGAGAGGCGCGCCGGTTCACCCGTGGCTCAGCCGTCGGCGCGGACCAGCGCGCTGGCGGCGTTGCGGTGGTGGGTCAGCGACGCGGCGAGACGGGCCAGCCAGACGTCGCTGGCGGTTCGGCCGGCGGGCAGGGAGCGGCGGCGATGCGCCGCGCCGCGGCGGGCCTCCGCAGCCAGACGGTCGTGCAGGCGAAGCGCGGCGGCGTGGGCCAGCGTGGCGCAGCGCTCCGCCCCACAGAGAGCCTCCCCACAGAGAACTGCCGTCCGCAGCGCGTCGCGGGGCGGTGCGTCGTCGTGACGGCGTTCCAGCTCTTCCAGAAGCGACGGACGGGGGCGTGATCTTGCGGTTCCGGTCATGACCGGACGCTAGACCCTTCCGTCGATGTTGTAAAGGAAAAATATCCTAGGACGGTGTACCGTGCGGCTGGTTCTTACTGGCTCGCCCAGACTCTTATTGGCTTGCCCAGACGATGCGGGCCATCCAGGCGACCTCGGCGCGCGGGATGCTGCGGTCCGGATGGGCGCGGTTGATGGAGATCAGCTCGATCTTCGTGGCGGTTTCGCGGACGAGCTGCTTCGCCATCACCTCGCCGCCCTTGGTGCGGACGACGACGCGGTCGTTGCGCCGGATCTGCGCTGCGGGCGAGACGATGATGGTGTCGCCGTCGCGGTAGACGGGGTCCATGCTGTCCCCGGCGATCTCCAGCGCGTAGGCGTGCGGGTCGCCGATGCTGGGGAACAGAAGCTCGTCCCAGCCCACGCCCGAGGGGAAGCCGGCGTCGTCGAAGAAGCCGGCGTTGCCCGCCTGCGCGTAGCCGATGACCGGCACCCGCTGCAGCGAACCCGCGCCGGCGGAATCGCCGACCAGGCTGACGAATTCCGACAGCGACGCGCCGGTCGCCTCCAGAACCTTGGACACGCTCTCCGTCGAGGGCCAGCGGAGCTTGCCGTCGCCGGTGGTCCGCTTGCTCTTGTTGAAGGTCGTCGGGTCCAGCCCCGCGCGCCGCGCGAGCCCGGAGGCCGACAGCCCGTGCTGGGCCGCGAGGCGGTCGATCGCCCGCCAGATGTCCGCATGTTTCAGCATGGGAGGATAATCACATAATCACGGCAGGCCGTCCCTAGGAACCTATTCATATTTTCCTTGACGAAGGACTTCAGTCAGTACATAACGTGAACATGTGTTCGCCAGCCGCGCGCGCCGCGGCCCATCCGGCGCTCCGCCCGAGAGCGAAGCTGCGCCCGCGAACGCAAAAGCTGCAATTCCGAGGGAGGCCCGCGCATGGTCCAACGCCGCAACATGTCCATGGTCCTGTCCGACGCCGTCGGGGAACCGTTCGGCAGCGCGGAGGAGGCGTGGTTCTGGTCGGTCCAGGCGCAGGACGCCAAGGCCGCCGGGGCGCGCATCGCCGCCGGGAGGGGGCTGGTGCAGCGCCCGTGCGAGCCCGGCGACGTGCTGAGCGCGGTGGACCGGCTGTACCGCCGCCGCCTGCTGATCCGCGATCACCTGCATGTGCTGGTCCATTACGGGCGCCGCCTGATGGCGCCGGACCCGGCGCGGTATCGCGAACAGCGCGCCCACACCCTGTGGCGGGAGGCGTTCGAGCGGCTCCGCCCGGTGCTGCGCGAGAAGGGCATCGTCCAGTGAGCACGCCGATGCCGCAGTCGTGCCAATTGGGGCCCTGCCGGACGCGAGGGGACTCGCCGCGCGCCTGGGTGGTCTTCCGGGGCGAGGCGGAGCTGTGGTGGCTGCGCCTGCTGAAACCGGGATTCCGCCACTGCTTCGCGCTGCTGCACGACGGGCGCCGCTGGGTGATCGTCGATCCGCTGTCGCCCTTCACCGACGTGTCGGTCCTCGACCTTCCCGCCTCCTTCGACCTGCCGGGCTGGTACCGCGGGTTGGGCATGGCGGTGACCCCGGCGTTGGTCCGGCGCGGCCTGACCCGCCCGGCCCCCTGGGGGCCCTTCACCTGCGTGGAGGCGGTCAAGCGCCTGCTGGGGCTCCACGCGCCCGGCGTCCTGACGCCCTGGCAGCTCTACCGGCGGCTGACGCGGCCCGCCGCATCCTGATCCGCGCCGCCGCGTCCTGCTTCCCGCCGCCCCGTCCCGTCACGACCGAGGAACCCCCGCCCATGGCGAACCTGTTCAAGGCGCCGCGGCCGTCCGCGCCGCCCGCCCCCGCTCCGGAGCCCGCTCCCGTCGTTGCCGCTCCACCCCCGCCGGCGCCCGCCCCCGAGCCCGTACCGGCCCCGGCCCCGCCTCCCGTGGAGACGCCGGCGCCCGTTACGACGCCCTGGTGGAACACGGCCCCGCTTCCCGAACCCGCCGCCCCGGTGGCGGAGGCTCCCCCGCCGCCGCCGCCCGTCGCCGTGCCACCCGTCGCCGAGCCGGCCGACCCGGCTCCGGCGACGGAGGAGGAAAAGGACCCGGCCAAGGCCGCCGAGGCGCTGATCCAGCGGCGCAACCGGGGACGGGCGGGGACGGTCCAGACCTCCTGGCGGGGCGCGCTCGACGTCGGCGCGCTGGTCCCGCTGCGCAAGCGCCTGTTGGGGGAGTGACGGTATGAGCGACACCGTGAATGACAGTGTGAGCGGCCGGGGGCGCGGCAAGGCCTCCGCGCCGCCGAACGGGCCGGAGCGGTTGCTGGAGCGCTACCGGGCGGCGCGGGAGCGCCGGTCGGTCTGGGAAAGCCACTGGCAGGATTGCTACGACCACGCCCTGCCCAACGGCCAGCCCTTCCGCGGCGGCGGCACCCCCGGCGAGCGGCGGGTGGACCGGCTGTTCGACGGGACCGCACCGGACGCCGTGGAGCAACTCGCCGCCAGCCTGTTGGCCGAACTGACCCCACCCTGGTCGCGCTGGTTCGGGCTGCAGCCCGGCCCGTCGCTTCCGGACGGGGAGCGCGACCGGGTGGCCCCGATGCTCGATCGCGCCGCCGGCATCCTGCAGGCGCATGTCGACCGCTCCAACTTCGCCGTCGAAATCCACCAGGCCTTCCTCGACCTCGTGACGGTGGGCACCGCCTGCCTGCTGATGGAGGAGGCGCCGCCCGGCGGTGCGTCCAGCCTGCGCTTCACCGCGGTGCCGCTGGCCGAGGCGGTGTTGGAGGAGGGGGCGGACGGACGGCTGGACGGCACCTTCCGGCGCAGCGAGGCGACGCTGGCCCAGATCGAGCGCCGCTTTCCCGGCGTGACCATCCCGGACGAAGTGCGGGAACGCGGCGGCGCGGAGCCGGACAGCCGCTTCCCGCTGGTCGAGGCGGTGCTGCCGGACGGGCTGGCCTACCGCTGGACGGTGGTGCTGGACAGCGGGCTGGCCGATCCCGCCACGCTGGCCGAGGGGCGCTTCGCGCAATCGCCGTTCATCAACTTTCGTTGGTTGAAGGCACCAGGGGAAATCTATGGCCGGTCGCCGGTGATGAAGGCGCTGCCCGACATCAAGACCGCCAACAAGGTGGTCGAGCTGGTGCTGAAGAACGCCTCGGTCGCCGTCACCGGCATCTGGCAGGCCGACGACGACGGGGTGCTGAATCCCGCCACCATCCGGCTGGTGCCGGGGACGATCATCCCCAAGGCCGTGGGCTCGGCCGGGCTGACGCCGCTCGCCAACCCCGGGCGGTTCGACGTGTCGCAGCTCGTGCTCGACGACTTGCGGGCGCGCATCCGCCACGCGCTGCTCACCGACCGGCTGGGGCCGCTTGACCAGCCGCGGATGACCGCCACCGAGGTCGTCGAACGCTCCGCCGAGATGGCCCGGCTGCTCGGCGCGACCTACGGGCGGCTGCAGGCGGAGCTGCTGACCCCGCTGGTGCTGCGCGCCGTCGGCATCCTGCGCCGCCGTGGCGAGATCCCGGACATCGCCGTCGATGGGCGCACGGTCGCGCTGCAGCACCGCTCCCCGCTGGCCCAGGCGCAGGCGCAGCGGGACGTCCAGGCGACGCTGCGCTGGCTGGACACCGCCCGCCAGCTCGGCCCGGAGGCGCTGTCCACGGTCGACGTCGCGGCGACCGCGCGCTGGCTGGGCGAGGCCTTCGGCGTGCCCGCCAAACTGGTGCGGGCGGAGGCGTCCCATGGCTGATCCGGCGGACTGGAACAGCGGCGGCTGGGCTTGGCTGGAGGGCGTGCCGCCCGCCGAGGCCGTCCCGGCCGGCGACCCGGCGCCCAGCTTCGCCCGCTGCTTCGCCGGGCCGGATGGGGAGCGGGTCCTGTCGACGCTGAGGGCGATGACGCTGGAGCGCACGCTGGGCCCCGACGCTTCCGACGCCGCGCTGCGCGACCTGGAGGGCCAGCGCCGCCTGGTCGCCCTGATCCTCTCCCTGGCCGCCCGCGGGCAGGGCGCCTGAGTCTTTCATCAATAAGGAGCTATCCATGGCCGACAACCTGCTGACCTCGCCCGTTCCCGGCGCCTTACCCGCCGCACCGGCGGTGCCTGAAAAGTTCCGCGATCCGGGGACCGGTGCGGTGCGCGTCGAAGCGCTTCTGAAGTCTTATCTGGAGTTGGAGCGCAAGCTGTCCGCCCCCGCCTCCGGTGATGACGAGCGGCCCGACCTGCTGAGGGCGCCGGGCGTGCCGGACGGGCCGGAGGGGTATTGCATCGCCTGCGACCACGGGCTGTTCGAGCCGGACCCGGCGATCAACGGCCGCCTGCACGGCGCCGGCTTCACGCCGGACCAGGCGCAGCTCGTCTACGACCTCGCCGCCGAGCGGCTGGTCCCGCTGATCCAGGAGCTGGCCGCCGAATTCCAGGCGGAGCGCGAGGTCGAACGGCTGTCCGCCCAGTTCGGCGGGGCCGAGCGCTGGCGGGAGGTGTCGCGGCAGCTCCACGCCTGGGCCGTGAAGAACCTGCCGCCCGCGGCCGTGGAGGGGCTGTCGACCACCTACGAGGGGGTGATGGCGCTGCACCGGATGATGACCGGCGGCGAGCCCGCCGCCCTGTCCATGCCGGCCGGCGCGCCGTCCGCCGGCGGGGAGGCGGAGCTGCAGGCTCTGATGCGCGACCCGCGCTATTGGCGGGACCGCGACCCGGCGGTGGTCTCGCGGGTGACCGACGGCTTCCGGCGTCTGTATCCGACGGCCTGATTGTTGAGCCGGGGGCGCGGCGTGGCTTCGCGGGAGGACCGTCGAGGCCATGCCGCGCCGGATGGGCGAAATGTCGCAGCCGGTTGCAAAGTGGCCGGGGAGGGCGGGGGCGGGCAACTTGGACGTTGCGTGTTTGAAATAAAAAAGCGACGCTTTCGCGCAGAATGACCACCGCCCGGAAGCAGCCGGGTGCGATGACCGCCGCCGGGACCGTGATGACGCTGCGCCGCAAGATCCGCTGGCTGACCTGGATCGGCCTGATCGGCTGCCTCATGGCGGCAATACCGGCGCTTTACCTGCTGCGCAGCGGTTTGATCACGGAACGGGAACGGCTGACCCACGCGCTGGTCGGGTCGGCGCACGCCATGCTTGGCGAGATCAACGCGTCCATCGAGGCCGGCGCCCTGGCGCGGGACGAGGGGCAGGGACAGGCGCGGCTGGCGCTGCGGGCGCTGGGGCGCGATCCCTTCCATGTCAGCGTGTTCACCGACGGGCGCGTGCCCGAGGGGTGGATGGGCGAGGGGCATTCGGTCCGCGCCAGCCTGATCTTCGAGCCCTGGGGCTGGACCATCGCGGCGGCCAGCGGGACCGGCGACCTCGACCGCGAGTTCGTCATGGAGGCCCTGGCCTTCGTCCTGTTCATCGCCGTCCTGCTGGTGCTGAGCTGGCCGCTCTCGGTGTTCCTGTCGCAGCATGTGCTGGGGCCCATCGAGGCGCTGTCGGAGCGGATGGAGCGGCTGACCGAAGGGCAGACCGGCATCGACATCCCCGGCCGCGACCGCAAGGACGAGTTCGGCGCGATGGCCCGCGCCATGGATTATTTCCGGCAGGCCGCCGAGGCGCTGATCGTGCGCGACGAGCGGCTGTTCGGCATCATGAACAACATCGGCGAAGCCATCGTTCTGGTCGGCGAGGACGGGCTGGTCGAGGAGCACAACCCCGCCGCCGTCGCGCTGTTCGGCGTGCCGGGGGAGCGGCTCGACGGCCATCGCTTCGCCGACCTGTTCGCCGAGGAGGACCGCGAGCGCGTCGCCCGGCTGCTGGGGTTGGGGACACCGGCCGACGGTGCCGTCGCGGGGGTGGCAACCGGCGGCCGCCGGGAACGTGCCGAGGAACTGGTGATCGAGCGGGCGGACGGACGGATCGACGCCTCGCTCTCCCTGTCCTGCCTGGACGTGCAGGGGCGGCGCAGTTACGTCTGCGCGCTGGCCGACATGACGGAGCGGCTGCGCCACGAGCGGGAGCTGCTGCGGCTGGCCACGCGCGACCGGCTGACCGGCCTGCCGAACCGCGCCCTGATCGAATCGCTGCTCGACACCTCGATCGAGCGGGCGCGCCGCCACGGCCGCCGCTTCGCGGTGCTGTGCCTGGACCTGTCGCGCTTCAAGCTGATCACCGACACGTTGGGCCACCACGCCGGGGACCTGCTGCTGCAGGAGGTCGCCTCGCGGATCGTCCTCACGGTGCGGGCGAGCGACACGGTGGGTCGCATCGGCACCGACGACTTCGCGGTGATCCTCGACGAGGTCGGCGAGGCGCAGGAGGCGGAAATCGCCGCCCAGCGCATCCTGGCCGCCTTCGACGAGCCGGTGCTGCTGATGGGGACCGAGCATTACGTCCGCCCGTCGATCGGCATCGCCCTGTTCCCCGACCACGCCGACAGCGCGCAGGAGCTGGTCCGCTCCGCCGACACGGCGCTCTACGCGGCCAAGCGGGCCGGCGGCAAGCGCCACGCCTTCTTCCGCAAGGAGCTGGCCGACCAGGCGCACCGCCATCTGGCGCTGGACCGCGACCTGCGGGCGGCGCTGGCGCGCGGCGAGTTCCAGCTCCACTACCAGCCCAAGGTGTCGCTGATCGACCAGTCGCTGGAGGGGTTCGAGGCGCTGCTGCGCTGGGACAAGCCCGGCTTCGGCATGATCCCGCCCGGCGAGTTCATTCCCGTCGCCGAGGACACCGGCTTCATCGTGCCGCTCGGCGACTGGGTGCTGGACGAGGCGTGCCGCCAGTTGCGGGAGTGGATCGACCACGGGCTGGAGCCCGTGCCGGTGGCCGTCAACATCTCGCCGCGCCACCTGCGCCAGCGCTCCGCCGAGGATTTCCGCCGGATCATCGACCGCCACCGCCTGTCGCCCGATCTGGTCGAGCTGGAAATCACCGAAGGCGCGGTGATGCAGGACATGGATCACGCCCTGTCGGTGCTCGCGGCGTTGAAGGCCATGGGCATCCGCGTGGCGGTGGACGATTTCGGCACCGGCCATTCGTCGCTGAGCTACCTGAAGCGGCTGCCGGTGACGACGCTGAAGATCGACCGCTCCTTCGTGAACGGCGTGCCGAGCGCACGGGAGGACAACGGCATCGTCTCCACCATCATCGCCATGGCCGACATGCTGGGGCTCGACGTGGTGGCGGAAGGGGTGGAGAAGCAGGAGCAGGCCAATTTCCTGCGCCACCACAACTGCACCCTGGTCCAGGGCTGGCTGACCGGGCGTCCGGTCCCCGCCGGGCAGGCCGCCGACCTGCTGGCCGTGCGCCTGCGCCGGACGGCATGAGATTCAAAAGGTCCGGGGGCCGTCGCCCCCGGACCGTCCCGATCCAGGCGTCAGCGCAGCGCGCCCTTGACGTCCTCGTACTTGTCCTTCTGCCAGGACTCCAGGCCCTTGAGGTCGTTCTCCGTCATGTCGACGGTCAGGCGCTTGCCCTTCATGTGCAGCCGCTCCAGCGGCAGGACGACGTCCTTGTCGCTGAAGTCGGCGATGTGATCGACGTCGATCACCGCGAAGGTCTGGCCGCCCTTGCGGACGATGCCCTCAATCTCGGCGATGTCCTTGCCGTCGCTGCCGTAGACGTCCTTGCCCTTGAGCTGGGCGGCGGTCATCTTCGCGACCGCCGGGTCGAGCGAGCCGTGGGTGGCCGCGACCTGCCCGGTCGCCTTGTTGTTCGGGACCTCCTTGGCGGTGGTTCCGGACATGCTTTCGGCCATGGCGGGCGTGGCGAGCAGAAGCGCGGCGACGCCACAGGCGGTGATGATCGTCTTCATGAAGCGTATTCCTTTTTTATGCCGTGTTTTCGGGCCGTTGAGGCCAACCGTTCAACAGCGCGGTTCCGGGGGATATTCCCTGCCCCAAGGAAGTACCGCGCCTGGGTGATGGCTCCGGCATAAAGGAAAATATTCTTGACATGAAAGGCCGGATGTCCTAGAAACGGTCTTGCCAACGCCCGTCCTGCGTCCCCTCACAGGATGGGCTGCGGCATCCCGAACCTCCCCTCCATGCCTGTCCTGAAAGAGGCTGGCCGGACAACCGAAAGGCCCGGCCAGCCTCTTTCTTTTTTCGCGCTTCGCCCGCGGCCGGGCGCGCGTCCCCCCGTCCTGTTCCGGGATCGGGCGCGCCTGACAACCGGGTGGCGGAATGCTTCCCGCCGGACGGGACCCCGCAGATCGCGAAAGGAAAAAAGTCCGATGTCCACCTCGGTCGCCCAGGCTTTCGTCAAGCAGTTCGAACGCGAAGTGCACGACGCCTACCAGCGCATGGGCTCCAAGCTGCGCAACACGGTGCGCACCAAGAACAACATCCAGGGCGCCTCCACCGTCTTCCAGAAGGTCGGCAAGGGCACCGCGTCGACCAAGGCGCGCCACGGCGCGGTTCCGGTGATGAACCTGGACCACACGCCGGTCGAATGCACCCTCTACGACTTCTACGCCGGCGACTGGGTCGACCGGCTGGACGAGCTGAAGACCAACATCGACGAGCGGCAGATCATCGCCAGCGCCGGCGCCTATGCGCTGGGCCGCAAGACCGACGAGCTCATCCTCGGCGAGCTGAACCGGTCCACCAACTTCGCGGGCGGCTCCAACGACGGGCTGACCAAGGCGAAGGTGCTGGCGGCCTTCGAGAAGCTGGGCGAGTCCGACGTGCCGGACGACGGCCAGCGCTACGCCGTCGTCGGCTGGAAGCAGTGGAGCCAGCTTCTGGGCATCGACGAGTTCGCCAGCACCGAATATGTCGGCGCCGACGAGCTGCCCTGGCGCGGCACTCAGGCCAAGCGCTGGCTGGGCACGCTGTGGATGCCCCATTCCGGCCTGAAGGCGGAGGGCGGCGTGCGGCTGTGCCACTGGTACCACAAGACGGCCGTCGGCCACGCCTCCGGCTCCGACGTGAAGACGGACATCTCGTGGCACGGCGACCGCGCCGCGCACTTCGTCAACAATATGATGTCGCAGGGCGCCGGCCTGATCGACGCGGCGGGCGTCGTCACCCTGCGCTGCCTGGAAGCCTGACCCTGGCAGCCTGACGCCACCCTGCCGATCACCGATCCGGAGTTTTCCCCCATGTCCTATCTTCCGAAGGACCTGAGCGTCCTCGCTTACGCCAACGGCTTCACCCTGTGGCACTACACGACGCCGGACGCCGCCACGCTGGTGGACAACAGCGGCTATTTCAACGGCGCGTCCGACCTGCTGCGCAGCGGCGACATGATCCTGGCCAACACCGGCACCGCCGGAACGCCGGCCGCCGGCGTCCTCGTGGTCGCCGCCAACGCGGCGGGGGTGGTGGACGTCACCAACCTGTCGCCTTTCGGCGCGTCCAACACGGACTGACGAGGTCCCCCCGATGTTCCCTCTCCCCTCCGGGGAGAGGGTCAGGGTGAGGGGGATGCGCGTGTCGGTACGTTCGGCAAAAGCGCATCCCCCTCACCGGCCCTGCGGGCCACCCTCTCCCCGGAGGGGAGAGGGCTATGGAGGCTCGTCTCCCTCTGATCGCAAGGATCGATCCCATGGCATTGACGGCTATCGGGCTGTGCAGCCGCGCGCTCATCAAGATCGGGGCGACGGCGATCACCGCCTTCGACGAGGGCACCGCCGAGGCGGAGGTCGCGGCCGCGCTCTACGAGCCGTCGCGCGACGCGCTGCTGTCGGCGAACGCTTGGAGCTTTGCCACCCGGCAGGCCCGGCTGGCGCGGCTGGCCGACGACCCGGTCGCCGATTACGGCGTGGCCTTCCAGCTTCCCGCCGATTTCCTGCGCGCGCTCGGCGCCGGGGCGGGCGGGCGGGGCCGTGGGCTGGATTACCGCATCGCCGGGCGGGCGCTCCACGCGGCGTCCGACGCGGTGGTGCTGACCTATGTCGGGCGCCCGGCGGAGGAGGACTTTCCCGCCTTCTTCGATCAGGCGCTGATCGCCCGGCTGGCCGCGGAGTTCTGCATCCCGCTGACCGAGAGCACGAGCCGGGCCGAGCTTCTGCAGCGGCTGGCCGAAAGCGAGTTCCGCCGCGCCCGCCAGATCGACGCCCTGCAGGACAGCCAGCCGGGCTTCGAGGATTTCACCCTGATCGACGCGAGGGGCTGATGGCGCGGATTCGTCAGGTGAAGACCAACTTCACGGCGGGGGAGATCTCCCGCCGGCTGCTCGGGCGCGGCGACCTGCGCGCCTACGACAACGGGGCGCTGGCGCTGCGCAACCTGTTCATCCACCCGACGGGCGGGGTGACGCGCCGCTCCGGCCTCGCCTTTGTCGATCCGGCCCGCGGCGACGGGCGGCTGGTCGCCTTCGAGTTCAACACCGAGCAGACCTATCTGCTGGTGTTTTCCGACGGGCGGATCGACGTCTACGGCGACGACACGCCCATCGCCAGCGTCGCGGCCCCCTGGACCGCCGCCCAGCTTCCCCAGATCACCTGGACGCAGAGCGCCGACACGCTGCTGGTCTGCCACCCCGACGTGCCGCCGCGCAAGCTGACCCGCAGCGGCGCCGACTCCTGGGCGCTGACCGGCTGGAGCTACGTCGCGGAGGGGGAGCGGGTGGCGATGCCTTTCTACCGCTTCGCCGATCCCACGGTGACACTGACCCCGTCGGGAACGGAGGGGCTGGTGACGGTGACCGCCTCCGCCCCGGTCTTCGACCCGAAGCAGGAGGGCACGCGCCTGCGCATCCAGGGCAAACAGCTCCGCGTCGAGGGGGTGGTGTCGGCGACGCAGGTCACCGCGACGGTGCTGGAGACGCTGGCCGGCACCGCCGCCACGACGGCCTGGGACGAACCGTCCTTCTCGCCGCTGCGCGGCTGGCCGGTGTCGGCGGCCTTCCACCAGGACCGTCTGGTCATCGGCGGGTCGCGCGACCTGCCCAACCGGCTGTGGCTGTCGCGCTCCGCCGACCTGTGGAACTTCGACCTCGGCACCGGGCAGGACGACGAGGCCATCGAGTTCGGCATCCTGTCCGATCAGGTGAACGCGGTGCGCGCCGTCTTCTCCGGGCGCCATCTCCAGGTCTTCACCTCCGGCGCGGAGTACATGGTGTCGGGCGACCCGCTGACTCCGCAGAACATCCAGGTCCACCGGCAGACGCGCATCGGTTCCCCGGTGGACCGCTCCGTGCCGCCGCGCGACGTGGACGGGGCCACCCTGTTCGTGTCGCGCAACGGGCGGGAGATCCGCGAATTCCTCTACACCGACACCGAGGCGGCCTATCAAGCCAACGATCTGGCGCTGCTCGCCCGTCATCTGGTGGTGAAGCCGCGCGACCAGGATTACGACCAGGGCCGCCGCCTGATGTTCGTGGTGATGGAGGACGGCGCGCTGTGCGCCCTGACCGTCTACCGGCTGGAGCAGGTGACCGCCTGGACCCGGCTGGAGACCGACGGGGCGGTGCGCTCCGTCGCGGTGGTCGGGGACGAGGTCTATGCGCTGGTCGACCGCGCCGGGCGGTGGAGCGTGGAGCGCTTCGACGACGGGCTGAACCTCGACGCCGCCCTGGTCGGCGACCACGACACCCCGACCGCGGTGTGGAGCGGGCTGGACCATCTGGAGGGGCGCAGTGTCGCGGTGGTCGCCGACGGGACGGTCCGCGCCGAGGCCACCGTCGCCGCCGGCAAGATCGTGCTCGACCCGCCGGCCCGCCATGTCGAGGCCGGGCTGCCCTACAGCCACCGCATCGAACCGCTGCCGGTCAGCCTGCTCGGCCAGGCGGGCGGGACGGACGCGGTGCGGCTGGTCGCCGTCGGCTTCCGGCTGGAGGAGACGGCGGCGCTGCACGCCGACCTGGGGCGCGGCCTTCAGGAGCTGCCGCTGCACCGGACGGGGCCGCAGCCCGCGGGCGGCGTTCCGGCGCTGGTCTCCGGCGACCGCAAGCTGCGGGCGCTGGGCTGGCGGCGCGACAGCGACCGGCCGCTTTGGAGTATCCGGCAGGACGCGCCGCTGCCCTTCACGCTTTTGTCCGTAACCATGGAATTGAGGGTGAACGACTAGGTGTGATCTGGAGGCGTTGGAATACCTGTATCCCGAAGGAAACCCAGTAATCACAAGGGTTGATCGTGCGGTTTATCCGTGTGAGAGTGCGTGTGTTCAATAAACGACATGGGGGCTGGGGTGGCGCGTGAAACGAAGAACCTAACCCGCCTTCCTTCCGGCATCTTCCAAGTTGAATTCAACCTGCCTGCCGATATCAACGCACTGACCGGTATGCGGACGTGGCGCAAGAGCACGAAGACACGCGACCCGAAGGAGGCTGCACGCATTCGTGATGAAATCATGGTCGGATGGCGGCAGGAGATTGAGCGACTGCGGAACCCTTCAGTCGAGGAAAGGCTTGAGAAGTTAATTCGCGTCCCGTCTGATTGGCCGGGCACACAGCAAGAGTTCATTCGAGACTTGGTTGCGGCTCCCGGAGATGACGATGGCCCTCCTTCGTTGGCTGCTTTGCTCCGCAATTACGTTGGTATTGTTCGTGGTATGCACGGAGCGGCGCAGGTTATGCATGAGCTTGCTGGTGTTCCATTTAAGGGGTCTGCCTGGAAGGAGTTTTTTGCCCAGGCGGAACAGCTAATCGTCCTTGCGGATGCTGGGGACTCCTTGGTGTCGAAGTTGATGGTTGTTCCGGCTGCGCAGAAGGCGGAGCATGATCCTAATAAGTCGGTTCCAATCACAGTGGCATTGACAACGTGGAAGAAGAACGAACACCCGACGAAGGCGACTGCCAGCGCCTATGAAGTCATGGTCCGCCGGTTTGTGGAGGCGAATGGGGATTTGTCGGTTAGCGAAATCAGCCGACAGCATGTCCGATTGTTCCGGGATAAGGTCGAAGAGCAAGTCAGGTCCGCCGGTACCGTCAAAAACATGCTTTCGAAACTGTCGGCGCTGCTGAACTGGGCGTGGAAGGAAGGGTATCGGGACGATATCAAGCCGGTTAAGGGGGTGCAGCCCACTAAGAATGCTAATGCCCCGAAGAAGAAGCGTCCGTTTAACGCGGATGATATCAACAGAGTTCACGGATATCTTGCGAAGGCCTATAAACCCGAGGACGATAGGTATTGGTTGTTCACGGCGGCGTTGTTGTCTGGGTTGCGCGCAGAGGAATTGTGCACCCTCCGAACATGCGATGTCCGTGAAGAGTTCGGGGTGTGGTGCTTTGATATCAACCGGGAGAACGGGAAGTTCGTTAAAAACGATGCCAGCGTTCGTCTTGTTCCGGTCCACAAGCAGCTTATCGACCTTGGTTTCCTTAAGCACCACGCGAGAACAAGCTCAACCGGGCGGTTGTTTCCGACGCTCCAGCCGGACAATGACGGTCGTTATTCGGGCTACTGGTTGAATCAAATCAACCACGTCTTCCACAAGAGCTTGGGCTTCGGCTCAGATAAAAGCTTCCACTCCACGCGCCACGCCTTTCAGGACCAGCTTCGCAATGCCGAAGTGGAGCTAACGGTAAGGGATCGGTTGTTCGGACACACGGAGGGGTTCGGGCTTGATGAGGGGCGCAGAAAGCGGGCTGCGACGAGCTACGGCGATGGTCACTACATCGCTGTACTGAACGAAGGGCTGCAAAAGGTCGCGTATCCCGGCGTTGATTGGAGCGTTCTTAGTGAGCGGACAGGGCAGCAGGAACTATGACGAGGACGGAGGGGCGCCAGCCCCTCCCCCAGAACTAGTTTTCACCGACAAGGACCGAAGGTCGGAGGAATCCACTCGGCCTTGTAGCGACCACGCACTTGAAGCCGGTCCACCTCAGCTTCAACGTCCTCCGTAATCGGCGGGATGATTGGATTGCCTTCGGCGTCCTTCCGCGCCGGAGAGTAGCGCCGACGATTGGCAGGCACCCATGCCCAGGCGGAACGAAGAGCGGTTCTCTTCCGAGCCCTTCGGGCCTTCCGTGGCTGAGAAGCCGGTTTAGAGAGTCGCTGAGGGGCTTCTGGGGCTTCTCGGGCAGGGTGGTGGCCGAAAGTAGTTTGATCCACTCCAGTGACTCTGTGAGCGTCCCCTGCGGGCTTCCGTGGCAGGGAGGGCTCTGGCATGAAAGGCTTGATCATGCGAAGCACTCGAAGCGCGAAGGGAACTCAGCGTGGGAGCGAATTAGCGCACCAAGAGACTCGGACGCGCCACAGCGCTTACCGAGAACAAGGCCCGTCAACGCCTTGCCTTCCTTCGGCTTTACGCCGAGCCAGGAAGCGAGGTTGAAGACTTCACCCGTTTCCCGATCAACCATTTCGGCGCTGTAGTCCATCGCCTTGGAGATGTACCGAAGCTGGCCGTACTGAGCCTTGATCGGATTGACGTTGACCCAAGGGAGCCGGATATCCAGCGCATGGGCCTTCTGAGGATGTCGGCGCTTAGGGAGCCAAGCCTTGGCCGCTTCGCGCAGCTTGGGCGTGATTTCGCGCGGAGCATGGGCAAGGAGATGATGATGGTATCCGCGATCCGGTGAGTTCTCCGCGACCCACACAGCGTAATACCCTCCGGTCTTGGCGATGAGCCACGGACGGAGCTTGGCTGTGAATGCAGCAAAGGCTTTGTCGGCCTTCGTCTGGTCATTAATGCCGACGAATTGCCAAACGAGCGTGATGAAGGTTGAAAGGGGACGGTTCAGGTGATTGGCGTAATCAGCAGCGTCCCACAGCGTCGAAATCTGACGCTTCGACAAATAACTAGTTTCGGGCATCCAAATAAGGGAGTTAGAACAACGTGTTGAGGATGAATTCCAATACAGACGGCCGTTGGGGCCGTGCGCATTTAAAAACCCAGGATTATCAAGGCTTGCGGCCGAAATTGACCGAGCGCCGCCGAGCGAGCATTGCCCGCCACGGACAGATAAAAACCCAGGATTTACGCGGAGTTTGACGCAGGTCCCGTGCACGCGCGGGAGGAACGTTTCAAGTTTTTATTCGGTAGTATGAGCCTGGAATGAGCAACCCTAGATAGATTGAAAAATTTATGGGCTAACGAGACCACGCGCCGAAAATTTGCGCGTAAGCTAACGGCGTATAATAGCGCGAAATCGAGGCGCCGTCAATAGGCTCCCAAAAAAATTTTCCGCTCGGGTTGGCGCAAGGCAACTAGGCGACGAACTAGCCCATAACCCGCCGGTCGACCCATGGCCTGTCCCAAGCGCTTGGATGCAACCAGAGCCGCGAGCGGTAACAAGCGCGTAACAATCCGAATTCACCGGGTTACCTTGCCGGCCACTTGCAGGAAACTCTCAAGAATGGCGGATAAAGTACGTGGTAACAACCACCTCCTTATCAGCGACCTCGGGAACGTATACTAAAGGAAGCAGGGGGTGGGTGGCCCTGGCATGGGTCTGTATACCGATCTTCTCTGGTCAACAACTGCCGCCTTGATGCTGGTGCGGTATCTCCAAAACTAGTTCTGGGGCTGACGGGATGTCGCCGCAGGAAAGCAGCGCGATAACACGATGGGTCCAGCACCCAACAGTGAGCAGGATGCGCCGCCTCATTGAGGCTTGCCCTAGCGAAACGCGCCAAAGCCGCGCTTAAGACGTCTCACTGATGTGGGCATTGACATTTTGAGACGATTTCTCCATGATGTCTTAGATACCAGTGAGACGAAACAGGAAGGAGCAGCCCATGTTGATCGGTTACGCGCGTACCAGCACCATTGACCAGAAGGCCGGGATTGACGCGCAGGTCCGTGATCTGAAGCAGATCGGGTGCGACAAGCTGTTTCACGAACAGGTGTCGTCCGTGGACGTTGTGAGCCGCGAACAGCTTGCCCAGGCTTTGGAGTTCGTGCGGGAAGGTGACACGCTTGTGGTGACCAAGCTGGACCGTTTGGCCCGCTCCGTGGCGCACCTGCTGACCATCCTCGACACGCTGAAATCCAAGGGGGCGGAACTCCGCATCCTCAACATGGGCATCGACACCGGTACTCCTACCGGCAAGCTGATGCTGACCATGCTCGCAGGGGTGGCCGAGTTCGAACGGGAAATCATGCTGGAACGCCAGCGCGAAGGTATCGCCAAGGCTAAGGCTGAAGGAAAGTACAAGGGACGCGCGCCAACGGCACGCGCCAAAGCGGATGAAGTGAAATCGCTCGCCGCTGAAGGATTTGGCGCTACGAAGATTGCGGAGAAGCTTGGGATAGGGCGGGCTTCAGTTTATAGAATACTTGATGGTCGGTGACAAGATGCCGTTCCTTGGCGCTATGCAGGCGCCTCGATGCCCCTTCCGTGTGGCTGGTGGGTTGGGTGCGGGAAAGCTCTGCTGCGCGTTCAGCGGGCTTGTGAGCGCCCGTAAGGCGCTAACGCGCTTGGGGTGTCGTGCCTAACGGCACCTCCAATTTTCCACCCCGTGCTCCGTGTATAAGTCCGTGTAAGCGGTATGTGTGGTTCGCCGGAAAACCGGCGAAAACACTGGTCATGTTTCAATTCCATGGAAGAGAGGGTGAACGACTGATGGGCGGAATCACGACCCTGGCCACCACGGCGCTGCCGCTGGCCAACGCCGTCGCCGACACGGTGGACCGCGTCTCCGGCACCTCGGACAGCGCGCGCCGGCAGCAGGCCGCCGACGAGCGCCGCTACGCCTATCAGGCGGAGCAGCAGCGCCTGCAATGGCAGCGCGAGGACGAGTTGCGCCGCCAGGACCAGGAGCTTCAGCGCCAGAAGGAGGAGCAGGCCCGCGCCGAGGCGGAGCGGCAGCGCAGCCGCGAGATGGACTGGCTGGCGCAGAGCCAGAACCTGGCCGCCCAGCAGCTCCGCACCGGGCAGGCCGCCACGCTGGCCGACAAGGAGGGGGACGCCCGCACGCGGCTGGCCCAGATCTCCGCCACCGCGCAGTCCGACGAGCGGCGCCGGGTGGACGCCCTGCGCCGCACCGTGGCGCGCACCCGCGCGACGCTCGGCTCCAACGGGGTCAGCGCGGCGGATGGGTCCGGCGAGGCGATCCTGCTCGGCGTCGTCAAGGACAGCGCCGCGGAGCGCGGGGAGGCGGAGGGCACCGACCGGCTGAAGCGCGAGGCCATCCAGCAGGAGGTCGACAGCGTGCGCCGCCGCAACCTGCTGGAGCAGGCGCAACTCGCCGAGCGGCAACGGCTGGAGTTCATGAGCCGCTTTTACTGACACCCCCCGGTCCATCCACGCAGCAGGAGAGGCGCCCCCCATGCCCAGCGCATTCGATGTTCCGCGCGGCAACCCGCGCGTCAAGTATCTTGCCGACGGCGTGCAGACCGACTTTGTCTTTCCGTTTCCGATCTTCGAGGACGGCGACCTCCAGATCTTCCTGGGTGCTGCGCGGCAGACCACCGGCTACGCGGTGAGCGGCGCCCGGGAGACGGTTGGCGGCACGGTGGCCTTCGCCGCACCGCCGGAGGCCGGGACGCCCGTCCTGCTGCGCCGCCGCCTGCCCATCGAGCGGATGAGCGATTTCCTGGAGAGCGGGCCGCTTCCGGCGTCCAGCCTGAACCGCGAGTTCGACCAGCTCACCGCCGCGCTCCAGCAGGTCGCCGGGGATCAGGAGCTGATGCTGCGCTACACCGACACCGACCTGCCGGCCTCCAACCGCTTGCCGGAACGGGCGGTGCGGGCCGGCCAGCTCCTCGCCTTCGATACGGTGGGAAACCCGATCGCCCGCAAGCCGGTGGACGAGGAGGCGCTGTCCACCTTCGTCGCCCCTGGCGCCGGCGCGGTGCGCCGCCCGGTGCGCGAGAAGCTGGCCGACGCCCTGTCGGTGAAGGATTTCGGCGCGGTCGGCGACGGCGTCGTCGACGACACGCGGGCGATCCAGGCCGCGCTGACCAGCGCGGACGCCGTCCATGTGCCGCCGGGCACCTACCGGATCACCAACACGCTGACCGTTGGCTACGGCCAGACTCTGTATGGCGCCGGGCAGAGGTCGGTCATCGCCGGCGCCTCGGCCGCGTTCGACCTGATCCATCTGCCGGACGGCTACGCCACGGTGAGCGGCCTGCGGCTGGAGCGGGGCGACGCCGCGGTGAAGCTGTTCGGGCGGGACGGCCCCTGCGTGCACAACACGCTGAGCGACCTGACCATCTGGGACCCGCGGGTCGGGCTGCTGTTCGACGGGTACGCCGACCCCAATTGGCCCTGCTACTGGAACATGGTGTCGCGCGTGCTGGTGGCCCGCCCGTCGCTGCACGGGGTGTGGCTGACCCGGACCGGGGAGGGCGACACGCCCAACGCCAACCGCTTTTCCATGGTGCGCGTCTATTCCCTGTCGGCGCCCATCGCCGGCTGCGGCTTCTTCGTGGAGCAGGGCAAGTACAACAACAGCTTCCAGGACTGCGAGGCCAACCTGTCGACCATGGCGCTGGCCTGCTTCCGCGTCGGCGCCAACACCGACAAGACGCTGATCCTGAACTTCTATGCGGAATCGCTGGGCGGCGTGCCCAACGTGCAGCTCGACGCCGGGTCGGTCGAGACGGCCATCGTCAACCTGCTGTCAATGTCCGCCGGCCCGGCCATTTATGACCTCTCGGGCGGCCGCTACACGGCGGTGAACGCCGGCTATCCGGAAAAGAACCGGCTGGCGCGCAGCCGCGTTTCCGAGCTGGTCGTCGAGGCCCTGCGCTACGACACCGAATATGTGGAGCCGCCAGCCGGCGGGGTGGTCGCGCTGGATCTGACCAGCTCCGTCTATCTGGTCAGCGCCTACAGCGGCGACGTGGAGCTTCGGCTGCCGGCGGCGGGGGCGGCCAACGGTCACGCGGTGACGGTGAAGCGCACCGACGCCTCCCTCCACCGCCTGACCCTCGCCGAGGTGGGCGGGCCGGGACCGGACGGCCGGACGGCGGCGCTGGGCAACCGCTACGACTTCGTGACCGTCGTGTCGAACGGGGCCGGATGGTGGGTGGTGGCCGGCAACAACCGGCCGGGCAACGCCCATTTCCACGACCAGCCGGGCCTGTTCGAGCCGGACCTGAACCAGGCGCTGTATCTGGTGAGCGCCTTCAGCGGTGCCGTCACGGTGCGGCTGCCGCCGGCGGGGGCGCTGCACGCGGTCGGGCGCACGGTGACGGTCAAGAAGGCCGACGTGTCCGGCAACCCGGTCACCGTCACCGTGCAGGGCGGCGGCGGGCCGGACAACGCCCCGGTGACCCTGGCCGCCACCGGCAGCGCGGTCACGGCGATGTCCAACGGCGCCGGCTGGCACATCCTGGGCCGGGTGGCGTGATGGAGGCTGAGACGCGCAAGAAGGGCTTCTTCGCCTTCGTCCAGGACTGGAACCGGCAAACGGATCTGACCACCCCCCGCCACCATTTGCAGATCGCCGCGTGGCTGGAGCGGCAGGCGGTCGGCGCCGGGCTCATCGGTGTCGGGTCTGCCGGCATCGGGTCCTTTGGATTGGGGCCGCGCCTGCTGCTGATGGCCTTCCGCGGGGCGGGCAAGTCGTCCATCGTCGGGCTGTTCGCGGCCTGGATGCTCTACCAGGACCCCAACCGGCGGCTGCTGGTCCTGGCGGCGGACCTGACGCTGGCCAAGAAGATGGTGCGCAACGTCAAGCGCATCATCGAGCGCCACCCCGACACCCGCGGCCTGAAGCCCCCGGCGAAGGAGCGCGACCAGTGGGCGGCCGACCAGTTCACCGTGGTCCGCGCGCAGGAGCTGCGCGATCCCTCCATGGTGGCGGCGGGTGTGGGCGGCAACATCACGGGCAGCCGCGCCGACGTGGTGATCTGCGACGACGTCGAGGTGCCGCGCACCTGCGGCAGTCCGGGCAAGCGCGCCGACCTGCGCGAGCGGCTGGCGGAGATCGACTATCTGCTGGTGCCGGGCGGGGTGCAGCTCTATGTCGGGACGCCGCACAGCTACTACTCCATCTACGCGGAGGAGCCGCGGACGGAGGCGGGGGAGACGAGGCCCTTCCTGGACGGTTTCGCGCGGCTGGTCCTGCCGGTCTACACCGACGGCCCGGACGGCCGGCGCCGCTACGCCTGGCCGCAGCGCTTCGGCGAGGCGCACGTCAACCGCATCCGCAAGGCGACCGGCCCCAACAAGTTCACCAGCCAGATGCTGCTCCAGCCCGTCAACGAGGCGGAGGGCTTCCTCGACCCCGACCGGCTGGGCCGCTACGACGGCGAGCTGGACTACCGGGAGTCGGCGGGGCGGGCGGTGCTGACGCTGAATGGCCTGCGCATGGCCTCGGCCTCCTGCTGGTGGGACCCGGCCTTCGCGCGGCCGGCGGCGGAGGGCGGCAGGCCCGGCGATTCCAGCGTCGTCGCGGCGGTGTTCGGCGGGACGGACGGGCGCTTCTACCTGCACCGCGTGCTCTACCTGTCGGTGGACCCCGGCGATCCGGACACCGAGGCGGAGCAGCAGTGCCTCCAGGTCGCCCGCTTCCTGGAGCGGCACCATCTGCCGGCGGTGCATGTGGAGATCAACGGCATCGGGCGTTTCCTGCCCGGCCTGCTGCGCAAGGCGCTGCGCACGGAGAAGGTCGGCGCCGCCGTGGTCGAGGAGGCGAGCCGCCGCGCCAAGGCGCTGCGCATCCGCGAGGCGTTCGACGCCCTGCTGGCCGACCGCCGGCTGCTGGCCCACGCCACGGTGTGGGAGACGCCCTTCATCCGCGAAATGCGCGAATGGTCGCCGGACGGGCGCTACACGGGCCGCGACGACGGGCTGGACGCGGTGGCCGGCGCGCTGTCCTGCGAGCCGTTCCGCTTCGACCGCCAGCCGGCGCCGGGGCGGAAGCCGGACTGGCGCGCCGCGACGGCGCCGACCCCGGTGGAGGGCTGGCCGGTGAAGGATTGGCCGGTGGAGGACTGGGGCGTGTGACCATTCCCGCGAAGCCCCGTGGGCCCGCGAAGTTCCGTGGTCCGTCGGGCCGTCTTCCGAAGCGGAAGGCGGCCTTTTCTTTTGCCTTTTTCCTTGGAGAACGGAGATGCAGGAGTCCATCGACCTGTCCTGGTGGATCACGGCGGTCGAATTGCCGGTGATGGGCGGGCTGTTCTGGCTGATCGCCCGGCTGCGCCGGGACGCCGAGTCCGCGCTGGAAACGGTGCGGGCCCGCGCCGAGACCGCCCAGGCGCAGGTGCGCGAGAGTCTGGCCGCCTACAAGCTGGAGGTGGCCAAGACCTACGTCTCGGTCGCGACGCTGAAGGATGTGGAACGGCGGCTGACCGACCATCTGCTGCGCATCGAGACCAAGCTGGAAAACGGCTGCGCGCCGTTCGCCCCGCCCTACGGCGATGGAGGCCGCCGATGAGTGCGCCGACAGGAGCGCCGATGAGGGCGCGCGTCCTCAAGCCGGAGCCGGGACCGGCCGTTCCGTCGCCGGGTCCGTCCGCCGAAGGTTCCGGCCAAGCCGTCGACACGCTCGCCCGCACCTTGTGGGGGGAGGCGCGCGGCGAATCGGTTCGGGCCATGGAGGCGGTGGCGGCGGTCGTGATGAACCGCGTCGACCGGGCGCACAACCAGGGAGGGTGTTGGTGGGGCGGCGACGTGGTCGCCGTCTGCCGTCTGCCGGGACAGTTCCCCTGCTGGGACCCGGACGCGCCGGGACGGCTGGGGCTGCTGTCGGTGACCGCCGCGGACCCGGTCTTCGCCGCCGCCCAGCGGATCGCCCGCCGCGCGGTGGCCGGCCTGCTCGACGACCCGACCGGCGGTGCGACCCACCTGCACCGGGCGGGCGAAAACCCGCAATGGGCGCGAGGGCGCAGCGTCTGTGCCGAGATCGGCGGGATGCAGTTCTACAACGACGTCGAATGA